TCAGATGGGATTTCTGCTGGAACTGCATTAGTCTGTATTACATTCCAGTCATCATCTCTCTCATGAGATAATGAATAGCACTCCCATGTATGATCTAATGTGAAGATGTAAGCATACTCTTCACCACCATCAAAATAATCATCCACATTTAAGTCTAAACGTGGCTCTGTGTTCTCTCCACGTGCATTATAGTATAATACATGAGGTTCACAATCATTTCTATCCCAATCTGTATCAGAATCACAGCATGAAATGTTCCCACCATCAATTAGCTCAGCAACCTTATCTCTTGTGTTAAACTTTGCCTTAAGAGTAACACCTAACCACTGTGGATAGCCATCCCAGTGATGATAGACTGATAAAATAGCACCATCAGCAAGTTGTAGTCCAATCCTTGATCTTGTTGCCATTTAAAAAAGGGAATAAAAAACACGTGGGATGTTAGTTCTTTCTTCGGTTGCGAACCGAGAGGCACATCCATCTCCTCGTACAGGACTTACAGGACGTAATTTCTCAACTGAATTGAGACAACCATAGATCCTTGCCTAAATGGTGAGAGAAAACAAAACTGAGGGGACAGTTGCATTACCTTGACATCATGTGACTGCTTCTAAGTCAGTCTAGTCAGGAACCTCGTTTGTTTTCCCATGTGCTTATTATAGTACATCCATCAATGGATTCCACTTCTCTTGTGACAGTTCTTCAACTGCCTCCTTAGCAATCCTAATTGCGTCAGGATTCACGTCACATGTGATACAATTTCTATCTAGGTTCAAGGATGCTAGTGCAGTTGTGCCTGATCCACAAAACGGATCAAGTACCCAGCCATCAGGTGGACAAGAGGATTTAATGATTCTCTCAAGCAGTTTAAGGGGTTTCTGAGTAGGATATTTCCTCTTATTCTTCTCACTCCTTGATATGAAATACACATCATCCCAGAAGTTTTGAACTGGAACTCCCTTAGACTCATGTGAATAGATCTTTTTATAGAGCATATTCTTACCATAATGTAGTAAGTCCTGATCGTCTAGTGCTTTGAGTTTCTCTCTTGTTATTCTAAATCCATACTCAGGATTATATCCTTTATAATCAAACCTAGCACATGGCCTACTCTTCTCTCCTGTAACTTTTGCTAGTGCATAGAAACCTACCTCATCCTTATTCTTAAAACTATTTGCTTCATAAATTGGATCTAGTGATGTATATTCAACATCAAAGTAAGGGTTGCCCTTTTGAATTACCATGATAGAATCTACTATGTTTCCCCATCCATTCTTAATATTATTCTTAGGCCCTGATCTCTTCCATGATATATTTGTATAGAAATTCTTACGGATCTCATCAGTTACTTTAGATAATACTAGAGCATTACCAATGAAATTATTATGTAAGTACATCCATCCATTCTTATTCAACTTATGATATGCCTGTATAATAATATTTGCATACCATATAATATAATCATCAAATGAATCCCATTGATCGGCAAATCCCTTCTCTTCTCCATCTTTCTCGACCATAGTGAAATCACGTTGCAATCCGAAAGGTGGATCCATGTATATTACATCAAAGTTCTTATCAATTTCATTAATTTTCTCGGCAGGTTTATCAAGTATCTCAATCATAAGTAATTAAAGATTTAATAGGTACATTCTTTTGAAGATTATCTCTTCCATTCAATCCATTCAATTCTATAATGAATCCATACCCCATTATATCACCACCTGCTCTGTTTATCAAGTTAGTGGCCGCTCTCGCAGTCCCACCAGTAGCAAGTAAATCATCTAGTACTAATACTCTCGCTTGGTATGATACCACTCCCAATGCACCCATATCAAATACATTAGATTGTACCTCTAAGGTATCAGTACCATACTCTAACTCGTACTCTTCAGATTCTATTTTTCCTGGTAATTTTCCCTTCTTTCTAATGGGTACAAACCCAATGTTTTTTATAGTTGCTAATGCAGTACCAACAATAAAACCACGTGATTCAATACCTACGATAAGATCAGGCCTTACCTCATCACAAAACTCACCCAACTCCTTCATCACCTGAGCCCATCCTTCAGGGTTCTTTAGTAAAGGCATTACATCCTTAAAGTTTATCCCCTTCTTAGGAAAATCAGGGTATTCATCAATGTAGTGTTTCATCCAAGAGATCCTCCAGTTCCACGCATTTGTCTTTGGTCATCCAAAATTTTATCCCTAGACTCACCATCAGTATCTAATATTCTTTCATCTAATGAAGGTTTATATTTCAATGCTTCAAGATGTGGCATTGCTTCTTTATTATCTTGTTTCATTCTCTGTAGTCTCTCAATTAATGCTCTTCTCCATGCTCTATTATCAAAGTATGTCTTGGCAGGAACATCATCCATTAATTGATGTAACCATATAGCCCAGTTATTACCACCAAAGAATCCATGTCTCAATACTTTATATGTTGGATAGGATGGATCTCTAATAGAATCCTCCATCATTTTTTGGAATCCACATTTCTTAAATGTCTTTCTTACATGATCCCAAAATGGACTCTGAATATGTGAGTAGTCATAGTGCATACTAACAAAATCTACCGCACTCTCATAGTCTTGCTCCATCTTCATATTATAATGTTTTATATCCATCCAATCATAACATCCACCTAATGCACAATCTTCTAATAGTTCTATTCCACCAATAATAAAAGCAATTCCAGTGCTTTCTAATGGTTCAATGAATCCAGCAGATAGGCCAATGTTAACTACATTACCTTCCCAACACTTATCAACTCTAACAGGATCCCAATGTATAGTTCTCAAATCTTCCTTCTTAATTCTACCATTCCAATGCTTAACAAGACTTTCCTTAGCATCATCTATTTCAGTAATATGTCTATTAAATACATGACCTGATCCTATTCTGCTAGTCAATGGTGTCTCCCATATCCATCCATGATCGGTTGCAGTTGCAGTTGTGTATGGATGTAACTCCTCTTCCTTATCAATGTACTCTACTCTTGTAGCTACAGCAGTATCTACAAATAATCTATCACTAAGATCAATGATCTTTCTATTTGGTGATAACAGTCTCTTAAATCCAGTACAATCAATGAATAAATCTGACTCAATCGTATCACCATTATCCAATTCTAATGATGTTATATCATCTCCTTCCCAATTTATATTATTAACAGTTGAATTGATGTATGTAAATCCTTCTGACTCCTTAATATGTCTCATTAAGAACTCAACATACTTACCACAATCTAATTGCTCAGAGTATCCTACAAGTTCCTTTATCTGTACTCTATTATCCTTCAGAGACGGATAAAAATATAATGTAGATGGATAATCAATATCAGGATTTGCAGTAAGTACATCACCAAATGGTATTGTAAATTCATGACCATCTGATGTTTTAGTATGAAAGTGGAAGTGGCCAAATGGGTGAAATATTGTTTTACCACCTTTACCCCAGTTAGGATAGAAGATACCACCCTTATAAGTAGCATCCACTTCCTCCATCCACTCAGTAGGATCACTAAAACCACAATATTGCATAAACTTATTGAAGTTTAAAAGATTGGCTTCTCCTACTCCTATTCTCTCAGGTACTTCTTTATCAATTAAAGTTATACGTGCATGATGAAAAGCAGCTGCTCTTCTGACTAACCATGTAGCAGTCATCCAACCAGCTGTTCCACCACCAACTATAGTGATCTCTTTTACTTTTTTCATACCAAAATCAATTTATATTATACTTCCAGTTATCTATTCGTCATACACTCTACATTCAAATGCGTCAGGATGATTATCACAATAGACTTCTAAGTGCTTATCTTGATGTCTTGTGTGATAGTCATTAATAGCACCATCATTCTTGTCTACTTCTTCTCCTTTATGATATCCTTCATAGTTAGCATGTACATCTTTAAGATCAGCTTCACTATACTCTAACATACCATGATTAATATGCTCTTTATGATCCTTTGGATCCAGATACACTTCGTGTTCTAAATCGTGCTTAATTTCAGACATCTAATAAGGCCTCTCTAAGTGGTTCCATTTTAAGGAATTGTTCGTTCATATTATAATATAATTTATAGTTCTCTGTCGTCAAATAGTATCCTTTTATGTCATTTCCATCACAATGCCAACCATAGGCACTAAGGCGTTCATCAACACCATCTATTCTTAACTTTTTACTACCTGTGAGATAATCATGGTATCGCTCGTCTAAGTTAATCATTGCTTTAAGAAGTATGTGTTGGTATTATAACATAGTTATATATTCTTATCTATAAATTTTATGTTTGCTTTAGACTATCCATACATTTAGTCATAAAAAGTACCAAAGAATCCACTATCACCTTCTTTACGATTTTCTATCTTCTCAATCAATTCAGTAGCATCAATAAGATTATCTATATTAGAAAGCATATCTGCTATATGTTTTGAAACATATGATTTCTCACTTCTTGCAGAGAACGATAAAGCATTTCTTAGATTCTCTTGTGCTTCCTTCAGAGAAGTTTCAACTTGTTCGGATAGGGCCATCTTCTTTAACGATTTTCTGTATCATATCCTGAATCTCTTTAGAAGTCAAGTTATTTAAGAATGACCAATTAGGATCATCCTTATCCCACTCAACTGCAAATGATCCATCCTTATTCTGATTTATCTTGAGTGAGTCCTGAGTCATTTTTAGTTTGCTTTTTCAATTTTTTAAGTTGTTTCTTTATCATCTTAGCATAATACACTTCCCTTTCACTGTATAGTTCTGGGTGTTTCTTGGCTCGTTTAATAATAAGTTTTGCTGCTTTCTTGTCGTTCATTCCTTACATAGGCAAAATACATGAAAGGCTATTTATGCTACCAATATAAAACCCCTCAACTGAAAAGTCAAGGGGTGTGATTATTGATTGAATTTACTTAAGGTGGATGTTGAAATTTGGTCATTTGTCTGTTAAAATTAAACGTGTACTCGTTTTAAATTAAAACCTCCTTACATATACGTTTACAAACATGTTGGTCGTCTTCACAGTCAATTAAGCACTCGTAGTATTCGGTGAGTAAATCATCTTGTGAATCTGCATATTCCATATGTTTTGATCCAGCGAGTTGATTAAATGAAATTAAGTTGTGCATGATTGCCTCCAATGAACTACAATAACAAAGAGATTCAGATCATCTTGTTATCCCTAATTCTACCATTATTTAGACAAATTGTGTCTGTATTCGCTGATACAATTTAACAAAAATTTATGCCTATTAGTTAATCTTATATGGACGTAATAAAGAGTCTCTCAAATATCTGGCCTGTAAGTTCTTCTCACACAATTTGTTCATCCATACTCTTTCTTCTAATAATACTTCAGGTGCATCATCTGTAATCATACGACAACAGATATCAGTAAGTTCTAGTCTGTACTTAGTGCTTAACATAGTTACCAATCAGGATAGTGTGAAATGTTTTTAATGTATTGATAGATTAAATCCCACCCAAATACATAATTGTCACCATTCTCATCTTGTAGATAAAATGGTATGTTAGGATGTAATCTCTTGGCTCTGTAATAATGATTAATTACATGACAGTCATCATCAATACGTCTTTCCTCTTCTAGTTCTTCTTCAGTCATTTAATCCTCCTTGGTACTTGAATTGTCCATGAAGATGATACTAAATCAACCATCTCAAACTGTTTCTTATTCTTGTCTATCTGATTCAAATATGCTTCACGACCAGGCTCAGGTTGAATCTCACCATAATGATTCTCTTTGATACCCAAGTATTCTAAGACAGCATCATCAACCATAGTGTAAAGAGTATCCCATGTTAATGTATCTCTTAACTGAGTAGCAATCTTATCAATGTCTCCTCCATCTAAGTATTCACCCTTAGATATTTTCTCTGAATAATCATCATATTGAGAGATAAGTTTTGCTCTAATCTCTACCAACTCATTAAGGTTGATAGTGATCTTTACATCATCATAAATGGCCATAATTAATACTCTCTCTTGTCTGCATAATAATCACCCAATGCTCCACTCATTAGAGTTTCACTTATCTCACCAGCTGGGGTGGTAATGGTAGGTTCCACATGGTCATTCTTCTTACCAAATGGTATTTTGGTTACTGGAGCATGTGGATTCTCCATCTCTCTAACCATCTTAATTACCTGATCTCTTATTTCCATCAACTCATGATAACATTCTTGATTATGAGAACATCCTCTCAATCTATCATCAGGTTTATGTAAAGACTCCAACATAAGAGTCCTACCTCTATCCCACTTGTCTTGTTTAGTTTCGCTCATTTGTGTGCCTCCTCGGATCCACCTACTGAATCAAAATCATGGATACTTTCAGATCCACCTACTGCAAATGGATTATAGTTTGCTGTTGCAATTCGATACATTTTTTCGTGCATTGTAATGTCCTCCTCTTCAGGATCAGGTGGTTCATACTCAGAAGGTGCATTATCTTCCCATGACTTATCTGTAGCTACAGGCATAGAATCATGAGGATGGGGTTTATGATCCACAAACCAATCATTAGGATCTACTCCTAGATCATTTGTATTCTTAGGCACTTCTTTTTCTTTAGTGAGATTTTCTATTATAAAATCCTCACCCCTATGAGAACCAACAAAAATATTCTTAATGTTGTTTCGGAAGGAATCTAATAGACTCATTTCTTTTTTAATTCTTTTTTTATGTAGGTTAAAGCACAATCATAGTTCCTAGATGTGTGGAGCCATTCACCATTATGAATGATAGCAAATTTCCTACTACCCATACATGGAATAGCGGCCCACATACCATCCTTAGTAACATACCCCTGCTTATTCTTTATCGCATCCTTATAGAATGTTTGATAATTAGAATTTCGCATTTACACCAATTACTCTTGCATTAGGATTTCTTGCTAGTGCAACTTTTCTTGCTTCATCATAGTTGCGAGCATTTACTTCCTCAGTGAATACTGTACCAGCAACGTACAATTTAACTTCGCACTTCATGAGATTCCTCTTTTGGTATGTACATATTATATACTAAAAAGAGGGGTCTTACAACCCCTCTTGTGACACTTGTTAATGTGGATTAAATACTTGCTTTTTAGTATGTAATCAGTGTATCCTCTTTACCAATTACTTGAGGAACATGTCCCTTAAAATTGATAAACTTAAAACTAGGATTTTTCTTATATTCAGCCAATAGACCTGCCATAGCGTTATTAATTACGTCTATTTCAGATTGTAACTCTCTACGTCTTTTTTCAGCATCCTCGGCAGGTATTTTATTTAAGAAACCTACAACGTTAGGAACCTCACCATGTTTATCATAATAATAGATAATATCCGTAATTGCTCTTTTCAAATTAGTTCCCTTTGAGGTTTTTGTTTTACCAATCGCAATAAATTCCCCTTTAGATGAACTTAACAGTGTAGAAGCCTTGGTTTCAGCAGCAGGTTTAGTAAATGCTTCCATGTTTCGACTTGCTAGTTGTCTATCAAAAACATCCTGAATGGCATTATCTATATGGTCATCAGTGAATGAATTTGGAATAGAAGAAAACCATTGTCTTCCCTTATTAAGGTCTACTTCTTGCTCTGATTCTGTCATTCTGATAACATAGGCAGAAAAGCGTTTCTTAAAATCACTCATGTCTGCTTTTTTTGCTTGAGAATGGTTATTAGCACCCAAGCCTATTTCATCAATAACATCCTCAACATCAAATTGAGATTTTTTTCTAACTACTAGATAGAAACCATATTGCTGACCTAACTCAAGTAATGCTTCATGCCTACTGAATCCGTCATATAAAGATGAATTATTTTGCTCAACAATCGGTGGAAGTTTTGAGGTATCCCATCCTTGAGATACAAAACTATCTTTAAGACCTCTTACATTCTCTTTATCTGTACCTACAGAACGAGCCATATTAATTATTTGACCCTTAGTATTCTTAAAGAGTATGTCCTCTGTTTTTAAAATTTCAATACCAACTATATCAACAGTCCTATACTGTGGAAGTGGAAATTTTCGATACCATAGAATATTTAATGTATCGCATGGTGGATTAAATGACTTAAATGTCATAGTTGTTTCTCTTACTAAGTGTATATGAGTGTCGAAAGTAGCAACGTGCTTGATCCGACATAAGTATTATACCATAGTGTGACTAGAGTGTCAAGGGCTGACGGTATCCTGTATCAATCTCTTCCCCAATACCTTGACCATAAGGTCAAATGTTAACTGTTGTGGTCTCTGTTTCCATCCATACCACTTGCTTGGTTTACCAGTATCATAAGGTGGCCATTTTGATTTAACCCAGTACTGATCGTCAGTACAATCATATATCAAATCTCCATCCTGTAACCACCAATGCTTTTCATCTCTATAATCTACTCCACTATAAGGTACTAAACTATCAGTATCCATGAGATAGTATAGTGCCTGTGACGCATGGTAACAATGACCATATTTTGGATACTTTATAATATCATCAGGAAATTTTAGTTTCTTCTTCTTTAAGATATCAGGTGTTAAAAACATACGCACCTTTTCCATTACATCTCTTATGTGCATATAAGGAAATGGATCAAATTCAAGGGTTCTAGTTCCTACAATGTCGTTACCAACATACTTGTGTCTTTCAACTTTTTTCATAAAACTTCTCCAATGGATTATGATATGGTTGCAATCTATCCAGTATTAGTTTACCATACTCCTCATGTAGTTCGCAACCCATGTAGTCTCTACCTAATGATTTAGCAACCATAGCAGTTGTTCCTGAGCCCATGAATGGATCAAGGATCATATCTCCTCTCTCACTACCAGCCTTGATACAGGGTTCAATCAAATCAGGTGGGAATACGGCAAAGTGTGCATCCTTATATGGTTTCTTAGTTATATCCCATACAGATCTCTTTCTTCTTGTAGGTTCCTTGATAGCATCCACATCAAAATAATAGTTCTGCTTTTTACTTAGCAAGAAGATATACTCATGAGACTTAGTACATCTATCTCTTACACTCTCAGGCATTGGATTAGGTTTATTCCATATAATATCCTGTCTTAGATACCATCCATCTGCACGTAGAGCAAAGGCTAACATCCATGGAATACCAATGAGATCCTTCTCTTTTAATCCTTCTAACTTATTACCTCTTCTTGCACATTTGTCTGGGAGATCTTGATTGTTAGATGCAAGTGTTTGTTGTACTAATGCTTGTCCTTTTCCTGGTCTATAGTTATAATAACTATCCCCCATGTTCAACCATACAGTACCATCATCAGTTAGACAGTCTCTAACCAATCGAAAGACCTCAACCATTTGTTGAATATATTCTTCGGGTGTTTGCTCATGTCCAATTTGATCCTGTTCATCACCATAGTTCCTTAGGCCATAGTAAGGTGGAGATGTAATACAACATCTTGCCTTCTCATCAAACTCTTTAAGTGTATCCCTACAATCTCCAAATAGTATTAAATCTCTCATAATACTCCCACTTCACCATTCTTATTACCAAAAGCAACACTACTTTTAACAAACATTAAGTCTGCCTTAGTCCATATACAATATGTTCCAAGATGTGATATTCCTATCATATAATGATACTTGGTAGGTACAGTCACCTTTCCATAATTATTTTTTGCTTTACTATTTGTTCTGACACTAATGTATGGTTTTGGATCTTTTGTTCTTGTTAATTGGGTTGTTGACTTACAAGATACTATTGATACTTCTGGGTACTTCTCAATAATGAAATCACCATCTCCACCTGTATCAGGATTATCATAAGTGGTTATACGATAACCTCTCTTAATAAAAACCTCCTTTGCTTTATTAATAGAATAGTCAACAACTTGATCTCTACTGGTACACCAATCAAATATACCAATCGGATTCCAGTTCCTACTTTTAGTTCCTTTTGCAGTCATTTTGTTTGTTGAGATACGATTGCCTGTAACTTACCATCCTTATCGACAGTAATGTTTATTTGATGTTGTAAATCATTATCAGTATCCATGAGTCTAATGTCTATTGCACCACCATCCCCATAATATGAGAGTAGTAACCTATTAGATTCTACTTCCCATTTTGGTGGGTTCTTACCATGTTTATATACAGGATTTGAGTGCTTATCCTCATATCCATTGATCCACTTAAACTGTCCGATCATCCCTCTTGTCCCATGCTTCAAGAATCCATGATGAAGATTGTTTCTTACCTACTCCACCTACACCCCATCTGTATATGACTCTATCATCATCTTTATACAAGTTAAATTCGGGTGTGTTTTCATTGTGCCTATCTCCACCATTAGCAAAGATTACTTTATCATATATTTCAAGACACTGAGCAATCGCATCACAAGCAGTACCATTACTATCATCAAACTCTAATACATTATCAACCATTTCTAATGCTCTAACAATAGTAATCCTCTCACCTAAAGACATAAAAGGTTGTCCCTTTTTCCTACCTAACCAAAAGTCAGAATTTAATCCAACTGCTAATGCACTCATGGGTGCTATCTGTTTTGCTGATCTTAATAATGAAATGTGGCCACTGTGTATAGGATCAAATCCTCCAGTGACTAATACTACTGATGAAGTCATTTTTTTACTGTTGAAATAGCGGGTTCCCCCTTGTTAAAAATAGTATCAACCACAGCCTCTATTTTACGTGCTGTACTGATACCCACCTTAGAGTAAACTGGTACGCAAACTAGACCATATGCCTTATCAATTGCCCCTTTACGGATCACTCTGCCTATCGTTTGACTGATACCGATATAATCCATAGATCTTAAGAACAAGACGGCCTCAAGTCCATTTACGTTGATACCTTCGGATAATATGCTATGATGTAGGACTACAAACTTAGTGTAATCATCCTTACCCCATGTATTTAATACCTCAAAGAACTTATCTCTACCAACCTTCTTACCATTGATTACTGCACCAGTCTTAGCAGTAATGTACATCCAATTATACCCTCTTTCTCTCAATTTGCAACAAAAGTCCGTCTGAGATACTAAATTTGTAATCTGCTTAGTTGACTTAGCACAAATGAGTACCTTATCCTTCTCTATATTATCAATGGAATCAATCATTTGCTCACAGTCAACATCAGCTACTAACTCATGCTTTTGAAGTAAACGTGACTCATATACTTCTACCTTTGGTGGTAGAATGTAACCAGCATCAACCAAATCAGGAGCTGGTACGTTGCAAATAACCTGACCAAATATATCAGGATCATTCATACCTGCTTTGAATGGTGTTAGACTGTGCTTAGGTGTAGCAGTAAAGAAGTAAGACCTATCAGCCTCCCATGAGAAATACTCAACAGGGCCGATGAAGTTTCTCTGTACGCTATTGTGTGCTTCATCAAAGTAAACTACATCAACTATAATATTACTCTCTTGTACTCTGTGCAATGAATGATATGTTGTAAAGATAATCTGATTTGCATTAGACTCATAACATAGGAAGTTATGGTATCTAATATCAGAAACTTTAGTTGAAGAGAAGTGCTCAGTCTCACCACTGTGGACGTGCATTACTCTTACTTCGTTAAACTCTCCTGTTTCCAAGAACTCAGAACATAGTTGCTCTGCTAATAGGATACGTGGAGCGACTACGACAATGGTTGCAACCTCTTGTGTACGGAATACTCTCTTAGCATCCTCTATCATACACATGGTCTTACCACCACCTGTAGGAACGATAACCTGCCCCTTAGAATGTTTTGCCATTGCATCCAGAGCATTAACTTGATGTGGACGTAAAGGCATTTAAAAATCTTAACTGTACATATTATAACATAAAAAAGACCCCTTGTGGGGGCCTTGTGACAGTTCTTTATCTGGATCAAAGTTTGGATCGTATTCTGGTTCTCTCGGATCTATACGTGGATCCCACCAGAAGAATCCAAGTTGATGCAACCTCACGTGCATTAATGGTTTTTTTAGTTTCATCCCTTTAAAGTAAATAAAATATTATAGGGGCTGCCTAGCAACCATACAAAGGTATGTATGATTTCTCAATCTTCAATATCCAATACTCTTATCCATTCCATTGCTTTAGACTTGTATGGATTATCGTTTCCCCATAGGAAAAATGTAAGAGTCATGCGGCCACTCTCCTTATCATCACTATCCCCGAACAAATCTTCGGGTGCATGATAATAGTGAGAGGGATATGCAACTACTCTGTTGAATACATTATCAACTGTTATGATATCATTGTTAGTTCCATCTATCAGACAGGTTCCAGATTTCTTAGGTGGATCCTCATTCAAATATACTAGACCTGCATAATCACTGTTATCCACGTGCCATTTCGCATTAGGGAAATCACAGTATCCCTTAGTGTTCTCATAGGCAATATGAAAATAAGGGGTACATACAAAATCTTCTTTCTTTATCTTATATGCTTTCTCCAGTATATCAAAAATACCCTCATTTATTGCCTGAGGGGCTGGAGTTCTCCACCCTTTCCATCCAACTTCCTCTTGTTCCTCTGAGTGTTTATAGTCAGTATAACTGAGTCCTAACTGACGGATAAGCTCGGGATGAGAGAAATAATCATCTCCTATAAGTATATCTTGCATAATTAATTTTTCTTATTTAATCCTGGAAAATGTCTTTGTTCTTTATCTAGGCAGTTCATAAAATTTGTAATGGCGTATCTACCGTATCCATCAAAATAATCAGAATCCTTTATTTCCACCTTAGTAACTCCATGCTCTACCCAGCCTGGGAATATTATAGTCATATTGTTATCACAAGTCAAGAGTTTTTCATACTGAGGAAAACTTAACTCACCACCTTTAAATCTTTTAGGTTCTTTATAAAAATAACTAAAAGCAAGGAACATAACGGCCTGATCAGTATGTGGTTGATAATATTCACCATCATGATAATATCTAACTTTAGTATAATCACTATTAACCTTAGGTGCAATACTACAACAATCATGACACTGAGCAAAGGCATCCAATACTCCAGATGTAAATAATTTTCTATTAGCCTCTAATATATTTGAGACACATCTATAAGCTGGGGGATAGATATCATCTAACATCAAAGCATGAGAATTAGTCTTACCTACTACCCCACCAAAACCCTTTGCATCTAAGAGTTTTCCTGGTTTTGTATAAAAATCTAGTTCTTCCCATATTAATTCTAATTCTTCATCATCATAAAAATCATGAATAATTATATGTGGGAATGGATCAGCATAAGCATCAATATTAATCTTTTGCATTGGATAGATAGTTATGGTACAATAATTAACATGAGAAATATAATAAAAGAATCAATTTACCATTTAAAGGTAGAAACAGGATGGACGTATTGGTATCATCTTAAACACTCTATACATAACTCTCGTAAGTTAATTACAATCTCATTTAAGAGTATTGTTCATGGATTACTACCATTTATATGGAAAGCAGATGCTCCTAAAGATGTAATCCGATTATACCATGAAATTATGAAAATAGAACATATCCGAAAAATGGATAAACTAAAACAACTCCCAAAGAATGAAAGATACAGCAACACTACTGACCCTACTGAATAGTTATGGTGATATTGTCGAACTTGACTGGGAGTTTGATGTTGATAACATTATAACAGAATTATCTAGTAACAGCAACTGGAGCACAGGGCCAAGTGTTTCTGCCCCTAAAGGACTATCTCTTACTGGAAATAAGACTCTCGACCTTAGTGTACGAGATATAAATGAAGGAAAGATAAATGATAATTTAGGCCCATCACTACTAGATTTTTTTAATTTATGGAATAGTCTAGGAAAATGCCATGCAGCTAATATGAACGCAGGTAATTTCTTCAGATTACATAGAGACTCTTATAAGACAACACAACAAATGAGAATCTTTATACCATTAAACAAAACTGAACTACATGAATGGGCATTTATATATGATAAACAATTAGCACCATTTAAGGCAGGGAAGCCATACCTTTTGAATACAAAGAAACAACATGGTTCTTTTGCATTTGTTGATGATATATATCATATACTCATGGGTGTTTATATTAATCCCCACAACTTCAGAGTTGTAACGAATTTATTACCAAATTGCAGGACACATTAATGAAAGTTATTATTGTTGGTGGTGGAACAGCAGGTTGGGTTAGTTTAGCATATCTAGCCGCAACAACTGATGTTGAATTAACAATCATCCATAGTGAAGAAGTTGATGCTTTAGGTGTTGGAGAAAGCACTACACCCACAATTAAACATGTTGCTGAAGTTTGTGGTATTGATGAAGTTCAATGGATGAAAGATGCTAAAGCATCCTTTAAGTATGGTATTGAATTTTTAGATTTTAATAATATAGGTAGTAGATGGATGCACAGTTTTGATGACCTATTACCAGGCCAATCCTTCCATACTCCAATAACTGAATTTGGTAAGAATATATTTAAAAAAGAAATTAGTTCGGTAGAATATTTTCTAACTCAAAGAAGAAGGGGAATATCTAATTATGATATAGATTGGTTTAATAATAGTCAAGGGGGTTGTGAATATCTTTTATCACGCCATTTAAGTCCGTTTACTAAACAAAATGAATCCAATTTCAGTAAATTTCCAGGATATAGCTATCATATAAATGCTCAAGAGTTTGGTAATAGTCTCCGTAAACATACTTCTAAGAATCGTTTTACTGAAATTAAAGGTCATGTCAATAATGTAGAATATGATGAAAATGGTGTCAAGAATATTATATTAAAAGATGGAACTAAACTAAGTGCAGATTTGTTTATTGATTGTACTGGATTTAAGAGAGTTTTAATAGGTAATATGGCAGATTTTAAACCATATAAAGGTTTAATAAACAATGCTGCTATTTGGGGCCCAGTTTATACTCAAAGTTATAGACCTAGTACATTAAGTATTGCCCAACCTCATGGATGGATATGGGAAACACCAACATGGGGTCAAATAGGTTCAGGATATGTTTTCTGTGATGATTTTATTTCAACAGAACAAGCTGAAGATCATATTAGAGAACATTGGAGAAAACAAGGATTAGAATGGAATCCAATAAAATCTAGTAAGTTTATTAGTGGTAGTTTAGATAATATAGCAGTTAAGAATGTAATTAGTAATGGATTAGGTCAAAGTTTTATAGAGCCTTTAGAAGCAACAGCTATCATGGTTTCATGTGTAACTATTAGAAATGCTTCCAAACTAATTAATAAACATAAAGGTTGGTCATCAAAAAGTAGTATAATATTAAGTAAAGTAATGACAGATTTCTTAGATGAAACAATGGAGTATGTATTGGGACATTATACATTAACTGATAGAAAAGATACAGAATATTGGAGAGCATATGATACCACAAATATATTAGAATCAATGTCAAATATGATTGAAAAGAAATTAAAAAAAGAATGGGTATATCATGCAGAAACTAACCTTAATGGTTATAACTGGGCTAGTATGTTAATTGGATATGATAAACCATATCTAGGCAAACTTCCTAAAATAGAAGAATGGCAAATAAAAAACTATGAATTCTATACAAAACAATTAGTTGAAAATTATAGATACCACTATCAAAATAATATGACAGTTAAAGATCGTTTAGAATATATCAACAATCAGGAATCAGGAAATAACTTATCATAAAATTCCTCATCCGTAAAACTAACCTCAGTAAACAAACCTAAAGCACCATCATTCAAATTAATCTCGTAGGTTCTATCAGGAGATATATCAGCATAATCAAATCTTTCTAGTTGTTTTCCATTTACAATAGGGTTACCATCAAAACAAATTAGATGTGATTCTTTTGATACATGTAATGTTGGTTCTGTTACTAACTTACCATCCCATACTTCACCAGTGGTGCCCGACCCAGTGAAGGGCTTATTCTTGTTTATACTATTAAATGCTATCATGTAGAGATCATCATAGGTTTCCATCATTATTGGTTCATGTAAAAGATGTTGCATACTAAAGAAATCTTTACTCTTCACTTCAAAGTATTCTTTTTCAAATGGTACTCCAATCCTTGCTCTACCATGTACGACATACACATACACACCATAACTATCAGGTTCTTGTTCTACACCAATCCACCCACGATCAGCTTTCATTGCACATACTGAAAACTTATCTAACTTTTTAAAAAAATGTTTACACTTAGGGATACTCATAACTCAACCTTCCTCATTTTAATTATTTCTCTACGTGGATGATGAGTATCACATGAAATAACTCTACCCACTAAACTTTCTATATCTAATTTTCCTTTAATACTTTCTGGAATATTCTCAGGTAATAGATCTTCAGATTCTTCATTTCTAGTAATCCATTTCTCTCCAGACCTTCTCATAAGAGTTTGAATGAATGTTTCACAATCATATAGATCTATCTCTCGACCTTCTAAATCAATACTAACAGGCCTATACTCATCAATAGGTTTAGGTGCATGTAACCTACAGTATCTAATAGTAATCTGTTGGATTTCTGGATTATAATCCGATATTTTAAAAATTGCTTTCATTGTTCATCAAAGAAAAATACTTGATTCTCACGATACTCTCTACCAAAATAATAATCATTTGTTATATTCATTCCATGAGGTATTACACCATCAAATAATACCATACGATTATACTTTGGTTCTATGGTCATTAATAATTTATAATTTTCTTTCCATCTCCATGGTTCATAATGTTCTATACTATCACCATCAATACCTAAGTCTTCATATAAATTTGTACCGCATGTATCATTAAAATATACAATACCATTATAACCAGTATCAGAGTGTGGCCACCAAATACAATTCTCATAGTCATTAAAACTATGTTTAACAAAACGAGTCATATTAGTAGTAATCTCACAATCAAAATATGGTTGCTCACACAAGTCACTTAAGAAATTATATACATCTTCTAATCTCTCATCATATTCAACTAATCTTCTATCTTCAAAATATATTCCATTATTAGTTGGTGATTCATTTACTTTCCATAAGGGAATATTATCCCTATTAAAAAGATAATTATATACTTCATCAGGATACTCGTAGAAATTATCTATTATAAAGATAGGTCTATCGTATATACGATTAACTATTACTTTTAAGTCTTTATTTAATTCAAACACTATGGGTACACCTTCCAATACTTTGGATGTATATAACCCTGAGAATAATCTGTAATACCCTCCTTATATGCTAATGTAACATCACCAACAATAGCCAATCTCTCACCCTCAAAATTATCATCTATTGAGTGTGTACAATGTCTTACTGAACTTGGAAACATAACTATACTTCCTGCTACTGGTTCAATAAAAAAAGTAGAAGAGTTTACTAAATTAAAATTTTCAATACCATGTTTAAATTCACTGGTATTGTTACCTTCAAATACACTATTAGTATTAGCGGGAGTAAAAAACTTTAATAGATGTGAATTTGGGGGTGTCTTTAGATAATATGCAAAAGATATTTGACTTGTAAAATGACTGTGCCAAACAAGTTCATCCTCAGAGTGTCTGGATCTAGATAACCAACTCTTTGTAATAATAACATCAAATATTCTTTTATAATCTAGTACTTCATAGATATATTTTTTTACATTAAGAGCAATCTCACCAAACATATCAGTTAGATCATTATCTAAATGTAGTAAAGCATTTCCAGAATTTTCACTTGTAGTAGTATTATAAACATAACCATTCTTATTAATTTTAGGTTCATAATCATATTTTGAATATACTTTTTCAAAATCATCCACATATTTATCATGACCCTGCATTACATCAACAACTATCGTAGTTGGAAAGACATTAAAAACTTGAGCCATTATCTTTCATCTTCTGGTTGAATGATGGCCCATGTAGTAGCAAGATACTTATGTCCTCCGATAGGTGGATTACCTCTATGAGTATGTGTATATCCTGCAGGAAATATCAAAACATCACCCTCTACTGCTTCTTCTCTTCTATTTTGATATAAAAATTCTGTCTCTCCACCCTCAAATCCACCATTCAAATATACCTGTATAACAAAAGTTCTTGGTGTTGCACCTATAGCACCATTTTCAAAATGCCAATTATGAAACCCTCCACCTTGAGGGATTTTCTTTATCTTACAATCATATACTAAAAATTTATTTCTATTCAGAACACTAACAGCCTGTAAGTATTCATCAATACAAGGTGAAATTTTTGGAATTATTGACTGTGCTATTCTACTGGTTGCAGTCAGGTCTACATCATAATCCCAAGTTGCATTAAGAGTCAGATTATCTTCTAAATGAAGACCTGATTTATCATAAAATAATGTACTATTATTCTCGAAGAAATTTATATGTTTGATTATTTCTTCACATTCTTCCTTAGAAAAGGCACCTTTATATCTTCTAATTAAATCACTTTCAAGGGTCATAAAATAATATCAGTTGTATTATATAGTGGGGTTAAGAAACTCCTGTTGCTGCACTTGTTGTATTGCTATTAGGATTAACAGTACCACTGTTGTTTACGGTTATAGATCCTTCACTAACTCCAGATGCTCTTCGGATGGCAGCACCGTTACCACCACCTGATCCACCTCCATGATCTTCTCCACTTCCTCCACTATCAGCAGTAGTATCTCCTGTCCAGCCACCTTCTCCACCGCCACCACCTTGTGCTTCTCCACCATTATCACTACCTCCTCCACCTTCACCAGCAGCAGATGTACTTCCAGCAGTACCATTTCCACCCTGAGCACCACCTGAGCCTCTGTCTCCTCTTGCACCACCAGGACGACCTTGGCCTCCACCGCCTCCACCACCAGAAGCGTAACGACGTGATCCTTTATCAGATTGGTGACCTCCGCCACCTCCTCCTCCGCCACCGAATCCACGCTGAATTATACCACCAGATGCTATATTTACAACTGTTCCACCACTATATTGAATACCTAATGCACTGGTTCCTGTAGTACCATTTTCACCAGTGGAAGATCCATTAGCTCCATCACCTCCTTTACCACCTGCACCATATATTCTTCCTTCTCCACCAACATCAATAACTAATTCAGTATCTGCTCTCCATGATCCAGTTCTTAAGGCACATCTATCAGCATTAGAATTATTAACAGAACCAATTGTTTTATTAACATGAATAACAATTTTCTTACCACCCTGCCATTCACTAGAATTAATAGCACTTGGTTTAGATCTATGACCACCAATTACTGTTACATTATTAGCGTTCCATTGATCAGGTGCTTGAACTCTATTCGTATTACCACCACTATGATAGTCAATTACAATAGTTAATTGCTTATTATAGAAATCGCTAAATTTAATTGGGCCACTACTAGGGACACCATTATCTAATGGGAAAACTTTTTCACCAACACTTTGACTTACTCTAAATGCACCAAGATTTTTACCAGATGGGGTACCAAACTCGGCAGTGATATCACTAAATTTAATTGCTCCAGAACCTTGTAATGCCATAATACTTAGATAGCAGAATCGTCTATTTGTCTCCAATTAGTACCATTATAAAATTCCAGTCTGTCCAGACTAATATTATAAACCAAAGCACCATCATGAGTATTACCTACACTAAGAGCATTTCTTTGAGTAGTAGTAAGTTTTGGTAGTATCATCATTCTGTCGGAGATACGCCCTAAAGCTGAAAGGTCTAGAGCAGCTTTTGGAGCTAGAGTTCCCATACCAACAAATGACTGGAAGATCGCACCTTTAGCAACACAAAGACCAGTTCCACCAGGTACAAGACTATCAGATTGATTAGTATTAGTACAAATACCAAGATAACCATCATCTGCAAAGAAACTTCCAGCAATATCATCTCCACTACCATCACAAACAACTAATGCTGGACTGTCCTGAAGTCTATAACCAATAGGCAGATTAGTTGGATCACCAATAATAATAGTACCACCAATACCACAATTAATGTAAGGAGAAGTATTAACACCAGTTACATTTAAGTTAGTACAACCAACAGAAACACTATCAACATCACCATAATGTCCACCTATAAATCCAGTAGCAGTTACAACACCAGTAACAACTCTCAACTCATTTTTAATTTCAAGATCTCCACCAACATACAGACTACTTGCAAAAGTACCTATACCATTGACTTCTAACTTTTGTTGTGGATTTGTAACTCCTATACCCAAATTACCTTCATAGGTAAGAGCCATTAATCTAGTAGTACCATTAGTATGCCAGTAGAAACTTCCTGTATTAACTCCAGCATTAGCACCATCACTATAGAAGTTCATGTTACCCTGATGAGTACCACTACTAAAATTAATAAAATCTAATGCTGCTGGTTGACTATATGGGAATGATGCACTTCTATTACCATACTGAATAAATGCATTATTACTATTATGTACAGCAGCATTTAATCCTAAAACTAATTGAGATGCTTGATCAGGACTTGTTATTTGTGCAGTTGCTGCTCCAGTCTTAGCTACTATATGAAGTTCACCATTAGGTGATGATGTTTGAATACCTAATGAATCAGAAAAACTTGCTGCAGCACCAACTTGATTTACAGCGTCTAATGTTCCAGAAGTCTTTACGTTTGCATTTGAAACTAATGTGGTTGCAGTATCAGCATTACCAGTTACATTACCAATATGCTGACCATAGAATTTAGAAGATGTACCTGTGAATATACCTGCAGTTACAGCACCTACTGACGCATCTAAGTTTACAAATTTAGCCTGTAATGTACCATTACCACTATCAATAATAGTTGTAGTGGGGAACTTACTGTTGTCTATTACTGGAAGTCTATTATTACTAATCGTACCAGTTGCAAGATAACTTGCATTTAATTGTGTTAACTCAGTACCAATACCAACAAAAGAATTTGCTTTTATCTGACCACTTGCTATTATTTGATTTCCATATCCTGAAGTATCTCCTGTCTCTCCTATAAATCCAATACCTTCTAGGCCAGCAGTTGTTGGGTTCTGCCCAATCATCAAGTTATAAGTATTATTTGCTTCAGTGGTTCCAATACCAACTTTTAAATGTGTAGCAATACCAGATCTGACGGTACCAGAACCTTCAGCCTGATGAACAACCCAACCTTCGGTTGTGAAACCGACAATATCATCCATATACAAACCACTACCAAAGAAATAATTAGCAGTTACAACACCAACATTAAGTACCTTAGTGTTTCCAACTAATGCATTACCTGTAGGATTTGTGGTTCCTATACCAACATCACCATGAAATGTAGCAATTCCCGCAACTCGTAAATTACTAGTACTTGTTATTCCAATAACATCTGTCTGACCACGCAGAGCTGAGTTACCATGAACATCTAGGTATCGTACAGGAATTGAAGTTCCAATTCCAACCAAACCAGTAGAGTTAACGATGAAATTGTCACTATCAACCTGAACACCATTCCTAAAATTAAATGACTTATTATAATTTGCCATTGAGCCTAGATTTTATTGTTATTTATATTCCATCTTTGGGCGGAATTGGTTCCGCCCATCCGATGGGGCCTTGATCACCTTCTTCATTCTTAGGTTGTGATTGGTTTTGCCTTTCCAATTCAGAGATTTCAGTCATCATACCCACAGCTTTCATAATATCTTCTGAAGCAGCAAGTTTTTCAACTTTATTGTTAAGTTCTTTAATTGCTTCAATAAGAAGAGGAACTAATTTTTCATACTTAACTGCTTTCTTACCATTTGATCTGGTAACAACAATTCCTGGTAATCCAAGTGATTCAATTTCTTGTGCGATTACACCAGTATCCTCACCTTCATGTCCTGCATCATTTTCTTTCCAAGTAAATGTATTACCACTAATCTGTAATACTTTTTCAAGAGGATCTGGAATATTACAAACATTATCCTTTAATGATGCGTCAGAAGTATAGTATGCAGTAATATCACCATAAGCACGTATGTTTCCATTAGAAGATGCGGTACCAAAATCAACTCCACTTGCGTAAGTCTTTATACGTTGACCACCATTATGGTTAATTGTTACAGCTCCATCAGTATCACAATCAATTGCTATTGTAGAACCATTTGTTTGTGAAATGTATACATTACCATCACTTTGGAGATATAGATTTCCTGTACCAGTCTCTTTAATTATAGAGTTTGATGAATCATGGCCAATCTGCATATCAGGAGTTCCAGTGCTTGCACCAAAACCAATCAAATTACCATCATAGAATACAGTACCTATTGAACCACCAGGAATATCAATATTAGTTAAAGTAGAACCATCACCCAAGAATGATGTAGCAGATACAATACCAGCAAAGTAACCACCTTCACCAACATGTAAACTCTTAGCAATACCAACACCACCTTTACTTACAATAAGTGCACCAGTTTCAGTTGAGATTGCAACATTTTCACCAGCAACAAAGAGGTTACTACCAATACCAACACCACCAGATACTACAAGAGAACCTGTTTCTTTACTGGTTGAATCATTAGTTGCAGCTAACTGTGTTTGACCTGTTATTTTTACAGTATTATTAACTTTAACACTCTTGTTAAATGTAGTTGGGCCATCAAAGGAAGATAGAATGTCTCCAGAGTCACCACCTTCAACAACTATTCTTTCTTTAACAGTTACTTCATCAAATACTGCACTTAATCTTGCAGGTGTCTCACCAGTTACAGTTGGAATTGGAGTATCAAATGTTGACTCCTCACCAGTAGCAGATGATTTCTTTTGGTTTCCAATGTAGAAGTCACCTTTGTTATTCATACCAGTATAAACAACAACACCACCAGATTTTTCTTGTGACTGAACTAAGAATTCTTCTTTCTCAGTAAGAGTTCTATCCTGAACCTGTGGAAGTGCAGTTGAGTAGTTTCCTGGCCCGTAACCAAGATACTCAAATGTATGACCAGATGCTCTAAGAATAGATGGTCTTCTAAATTCAATCGGTACTGGTTTAATCTTTCTAATTACAGAACCAGCATCATGTGTTGTAATTCCTGTTGAAAATACACCTCTAATAACTTGAAGTTGATCACTACCAACAATAGTCTTGGTAGCAACTCTCATCATCTCACTATCAATTTGAATGTAAGAACCATATGGGAATCTATCAATTATATTTGATACACCTTGTACTGCAACTGTAGTAATACCACTTGAGGGTATTGGATTAATAGTAGTTGCACTTTCATGATCTAAGATAGGCATTGTTCTTGCACTTAGATTCTCATTAGTCTTATCTGAAATTTTTTCATTAGATGCAAGACCATGTTTAAATGCATATGCAGGAGTTCCTACAGAACTTACAGTATTTGCATTAAATGTGGTAACACCTACAGAAGAATTAACTACATATGAACCCAATTGATTATTACTAGCATCAACTATATTAAAACTATTACCTGCAGCTAAACCATGACTGTTTACACAAGCAAATGTTGTTATTCCAGAGGTAACATCATAACTAGTACTTGATACTTCTATTGCTCTACCAGTATTGAATACAAACTGACCATTTACTAATTCAGGGTCACCAGCAGTCTTAGCAATAGCAATCTGTGTATCGTTAGTAACACTGGTTATTCTATAATATCCATCAGATGTTACACCAATACCTGTAAATTGTGCTACGTTTCCAACAGCAGATGCAATTCCTGCATTTGTAATTGTATACCTAGCAGTTCCATCACCACCAATGAATGTTGGATCAAAGTATAAATCACCAGCAGCATATCCAGAACCAGATGCTTGAATATCTACATTATTGATTGTACTAGAAGCAATACTTACTCTAGCAGTAGCACCTCTCCAAGGGCCACTTATTGAAGAGTTTAATAATTTTATATTATAATAAGTTCCGTCAGCATAACTTCCACCTGCATTACCTATAGATCCAGTTACAATACCAGCATATCCATGCCTTCTACTAAAGGTTACTGTTGGGTTTGCACCAGCAGTAAAGGATGATATAGTAACACCCACACCCAAAGCCTTAATAAAGGAGTCATTACTTTCTCTAGTTAAACTCTTCTTAAGATCATTGGTTGCAACATCACCAATAGGAGATCTTAAAGCAAAAGATGTTGCTGCTTTAGGATTATCTTCTGGATTATCTCTGTCTAACTGTGGATATAAGTCGGATACATTTTGACTATATCTATACTCAGTAAACTCAGTATTAATTGTATGATCAGCTGATAATGCATAAACATGGTACACTCCATCCTGCTTACCTTCAATGTATTTTGAAATTGGTAAACTTCTATAAACATAAAGGTTTGTTTGAAGATTATTCTTTTGGAATCTAGGTAATGATGTTGTCCTTAATGATGTATCATTTGTAGATTGAAGACCATGTAAAGTAACAGGTTGATATGCAAATTCCATGGAATTATGCACATTCGTTACGGAATATGTTCCATTATAACCAGTATTAGCAGTACCAGTAACGTTAACACTATCAGTTACGTTCTTAACAATAATCGTATCACCAACAGTTAGATCATGAGGTAATTCTGATCTAATAGAGCATATACCAGATGAAGATGCTGAGTTACATGTAGCAATGAATCTTGGATTCTTATCAAATTCATAATCATCTGCTGTCAGAGTATTAGTAAGAGTAAAGTCTGCATCAGATCTAGCCCCTGTACTACTTGATTCTTGAATTATAAATCCATTTTCTGGGTTCTTAGCATTTCCTAATTCCTTAGGTATTACAACCCTTAACTTATAAACTTTTTCATCTAAACTTCTTGTATCATCAATTCTCTTGATGTAAGTAGCAGTAGTAACATCTTCTACTATTAATCCAACAGTATTTAAAGCATGATATATTCCACCAGAACCACTACTATTATTAGTATTAATATACCACTGACCTTCACCAGCATCAAATTGTACTGGATGACCTAAATCTCCAGAAACTTTATCAGATACCCTTGAGAATACCCTAAGATTAGTTCCTCCAGATATATCAATAGCCTTACCATTAATAGCATCTGCTTCAGATGCTGCTAATTTAATATCATTACTACCAGCACTGATAGTAAAATAAAGATCAGTATTTGTTATATTCTCTGGTAAATCACCATCTTCACTAAGAATAACAATCTTTTCACCAGTATCTAAACTATTGGTACCAATAGTAAGGGTATCAAGTACTTCATCAACACTTGTTACTCTATATTCTTTTACAGAACTACTACCATCAGGCATTAAAATTTCTGCAGTTCTTTCTGAACCTCCTGCAAATAGATATAAAAGATCTCCTACCTTCGCACCTACTTTAAAACCTTGAGTATTAACAGGTGGTTTAATATCAAAACTTGTATATCCATCTAGGTATAACTTAGCATTATCAGCAACAGAAAGTGTTTTGGCCTTATCAATAGCTAACCAGTCAAGATCCTTAAGTGTTGTTTCTATCTTTCTTGGTGGAATGATAGATGTAATAAATGCTTTATTGTCTTTTCCAAATGCATCTTTCTTAAATCCATCAGAAACAAGGGATAATTGTCCAAAGTTTGAGTTAGAGTTTGTAATAGAAGCATCACCACCACTCTGAGTATCAAAATGTTTTGCATATCCAATAGCGAAAACAGAAACTATCTGAGCAACAGCATCATTAGTCATTTTAATATGACTTGTTTCCCATCCCTTTCTATAAACTGCTAGAGAATCTAAGTGATATGCTTCTCCTGTTGCAGTTGCAGATGATTGAGCTGCCAATGCTGCTCCATCAACTACGGAACCTAAAGAGATTCCATCATAAGATCTAGCAACAGGATTATATTTTACAAATGCTCTATCATCTTTTTGTAGAGATATACCCGTAAACTGAGCAACAACTATAGATTTAAATCCTGTTGCTTTTTGGCCGTCAACGTTCATACCTTGCATACCATACACTGAACGCATAGAACAGTTAAACACGTATGGTGAAGATCCTTCTACAGTATCAGTTTCAACTGTCACTGTTGCAGCAGAAGTATTACCTGGAATTAGAGTAAGTGGTGGGTTTGGTAAGGTATAAGTAAATACTTTATCATCACTATTACTTACAGCTGTAACTATAGCTGATATATTATAGTTTGTTGGTGTAACACCCCTTACTTTAACAGGAGTACCTACTTGGTATCCATGAGGTCTTGAAGTTTGTGCAGTAACTACATTAGTTACACCAGCCTCATCTCCAGCTCTAATGCTTGTTAATGTAATAGGATCAGCAGCAAAAGCACCAACAATTTCATATTCTGGTCTTTGTGGCCAGAAAGCAAGAGGATCTGTTGGATATTTCTGAGTATTTTCAATCTGTCTTCCAGAACCTACATTATATGCATTACCTACCTTAGCATAATACATATCAAGGTCTGTAATATCATAGGTATTAGCACCAAGAGTTACATAGTTTACACCATCAGCATACTCAAAACATGCTAATTTATGGTGTGAGAATATTGGACTTGCTGTTTTTGAGAAGTTAGCTGGGTCTGTATATACTAATCCTAAATCATCTCCATCAAACATAGAGAACTGCCACAGATAACATCCACCAGTCATTCTAAAGATTGCTGAAGGAGCTACACTAGGATCTGTAGGATTTGGTACATACTTAGGTCTTATCTTAGTTTTTCTAAGATCCATACCAACAATAGATGTTCCTCTAGGTAGAATAATACCACCATGAACACTATTAAATTTATAGAGTATATTATCTTCTTGCGTTAAATCAAAATTACTTGTTAAATTTAAATCTAAAGTAGTTAATGCATTTGATACTGTTCCACCACCAGCTGGTTGAACTTTAGCAACTCCACCATCATTATAGACTCTATATCCTGGTCTATTATCAATAATATGTTCACCAGGATATAGTATAATAGTGGTTTTACCTATAATATCATTACTTCTTCCTTTTACATAAGAAAATCTAGCCGCTTCAAGAAGTGCTCTTTGAACGGTCTTAAATGGTCTAGCAAGAGAATTACCTTCATTACTAATACTATCGGTTGAGTCTAAATCGCTTGGACTCACATAAAGAATACGGCCTTCAGTGTTCTTTATGAAATTATCTAATTTATTCAGAGGCATGAGTTTTCCTTATGACTACTAAAATTATTACTATAAGTTATTTAGTCACCCTAGAACTCTTCCTCTTCCACATAATCGGGGGGAAGATCTTCTGGGTTTTCTAATTCAATTGGAAATACTAGAGGATGCATTTCCTCTTGCATTAAATATCCATAAAAACGATACAATTCTTCTGAACTATAACGTTTTCCATAATCAGCAACTATTTTAATTCTCGGAAGATCTTCTTCACTTGGAGTAATATCTTCCAATTCATCAAAGGTAAAAGGTATACCATTAATGAAATACATTAAAACAATTCTTTCAAATGAATCTTCAAATTCTTCAATATACCAACAATAAGCGGTTTCTATAACAAAAGAGTCTACCATTATTCATGGCCCATCATTATGTGTAGTATGAATACGAACTATTTCATCGTCATCATCATTCACTTTATCAACTAAACCCTCTTTCACTAATTTTGAATAATTATAACAATTCTCAAAATTTAATTTAACCTTTGGGTTCTTTGTTTTTTTCATAGATGGCAAGATTCGAATACTTTATTCTATCAGGTTCTAATAAATCATTTACAACTTCCATCACATCCATAAACTGTTCAGGTGTTTCACACTTAACAGTTTTTTCATCTCCATCATCAGAAATGATAAGAAAAGATCTGTTACATACGTCTATAACAGTCTCTCTTACAAAATCACCTTCTTGCATAAATTTAGATCATATAGAACACTATACCATATATATACCTGTTTGTCCAGTCTTTATGCTGAGAGTCGATATCCACCAAAGTGAGTTCTATTACCTCTTATTTTCCTGTTTGCTGAACCATCACTATGACGAACTTTCATTTCTATAGTATCACCTTCAGATAATGAAACTAACTTAGAATACGTACCTGAATTTGTAATGAGATTATTAAAAGCATCACCACCCAAATATTTTTCAGTAAAGTGATTAATACCAGCACCATTTATACTAAATGCACAACGAACCCAGTCACCACCATCAATATCATCAATAGCAGTAATACCATACACCCAATATATACCTGCATCTCCAGTTGGGACTGTGAATACTCCAGTAGCTGCATTCCATCCACCATGTGCTTTATCTATATCTATTGAATCAACTGTAAGAGCTGTAACTGTATAATAATTTCCATCTCCAGCAACAACTTGGGCCGCAGCTGTATTAGTTGTAGGAGATCCATGCCACATAGGAGTATTTGCATGTCTCCATGTTGGACTAGTACTACCTAAACTAGTTAATACTTGTCCTGATGTTCCTTCGTAAGCAGTAGTACCTACACCTATTGCTCCAGTGCACTTAATGCGAAGTTTTTCTGTTGGATTTATGGTTGTATCTTGTGTTCCATCTGTATAAAATGAAAGTCCTATTTTATGTGATTGCTCATCTGTTGGTCTTATATCTGCAGCACCATACTGAGATCCTCCAAATCTTAAGTATGAAAATATAGCAGTACTACCAGCACCAGCATTAATTGATTTATGTGCTCCAATATTTACATTACCAGCAACAGTAACTTCTGGATCTCTAGCTCGTTCTGTTTGATTTGTGAGACCCTGTTCAAAAATTTTGATAGCAGTACATCCAATTGAAACTCTTTCGTATGGGTTATCTGATCCATCCCAGTTTTTAGTCATGAAACTTATACGGGAATTATTACCAGTCATTCTGTAATCGTTGAATATACCAGCAACACTAGAGTTAATCCTTATGCTATATTCATTCAGACTCAACTGCTCAAATCCACCCTCATCACCATAATATTTCATTATATTCTTATTTCCAATAACAATTGCATCTTCTGATTCATAATTCAATGGATTACCATGGTAGGCCTGACCAGCACCTTTTAAAATTAACTTTGCTGGACTAGAAACAAATTCAGGATTATCACTAGGTGTATTATGTAACCGAAAAGATTCTGATTCTATTCCATCATTCGTAACTGTGGTAATACCTACATTCAATTGATCTGTAACTGTATTTCTCTCAGATTCTATTTCTTCTACTCGTATTTTATCTGATGCTATTTCACCAGTAACAACAACAGAATCAAATTGACCATTTGTAGCCTGAATATCTGTGTTTGGTTCGTCAGTCATATTATATACCTCCTGGTGATCTATTAAATAGTTTTTCAGCCAATGCACCGACTAAAACACCTGGTGCAAAAGCAACATTCAACTTCCATGTTCTCTTCAATGCCTTACCTAATTCACCATTGAAACGAGGTGGAATATCAATTTTCATTGCTTCCATCTGAATATGTCTACAATAATTTGACTCAGTACCACCTAATACTAATTTTCTCTTAGCTTTAATAATAATACTATCTGCTTCTAATGTAATTGTTTTTGATGCTTTTATTCCTATAGAATTTTGTAATGAATTAATATGAACACTTCCATTATGGGCAGTAAATTGAATACCCGTAGCATCATTAGAACCTTTATTATTAGCATCTATTTGCAATGTCTGTTCTGTTTCTAATCTGGTTATCGGGCCTTCATGGTGAGCCATCACAAATCTAAGACCTGATTCATTAGTAAACTTCAATGCTGCAGATTCTGCACCACATTTACTATCATTAGGGTTACGTGTTTCTAGGTATGCTGCAGGACTCCACATGTCCTGAATTGTTGCACTATATCCTGATTGATTAGACATAATTAATTAATCTCCCCCTTAGAGAATGTTTTACTAACGCAGTCAACAACCTCAATAACTTTTCCTTGAGGTCTAGTAGTAGACATAATTGGTCTTAAAATTGCACCAGTTCCTGTTTCACTTTGAACAGTCATATCAGGTAAATCACGATATGCAATTGGATTTACAACATTAACATTAGTAATTCTACCATCAGTTATTTCCAATTCAAAATTATCTACTTTAGCATCTTCATAACCATCACCTGGATTATCAATAAAAACTCCACTTACAAAAGAATCTTCTTCACTTTCAGCAGGATATCTACTACCAATAGTAGTCATAGTTATGCTAGTAATTTGACCATAAGTTGGAGATTGTGGATTTTGATCAATGGTTGCTTTACCATATGCACCTTCTCCTTTCTGACATTGATCATCAAAAGTTACTATAGGTTCACTCATATATCTTTGGCCAGGGTTTGTAAGTTCTACCCCAATAATACTTGCGGTTCTCTGTACAGCAGCAAAAGTATCATTTGTATCTAATCTATTAATAAAGTTTCCAAGAATAACTCTACCTGCTCCACCTTCTCCTTGACCACCAAAAATTTCAACAGTTGGGCCTCCACAAACAGTTTCATTTCCAGCACCACATGGGCCAATTTCAGAAGCATCTGCTAATTTACTTCCAAAAATACTCCAATTTCCATACTCCTTTTCAAAATCACTTAAAGTACCACTTGCTGCATTTGCAACTGAAGTTCCAGAGAACATTCTTCTAAAACCTTCACTCTGATTAGAAGATGAGGGACTTGGCCTTTGTCCTTTACCTGTTACAAAGTTAGTACTAGGAGGACAATCCATTTTTTCACCACAAGCAAGTAATCCTTGAGCTTTTGATAACATATCAACACCACTTGTTATGAATTGTTTTGTATTAAATGAAAAACCTAATGTCTTTTCAATAGGTGCTAAGAGTGGAGTAGCAACTGAATCCATCATATTAGTAGTCTTATTAGTAACAGCACCCATTAATTCTTGAACTGCACATGCAGGAGTATTTGTTATATTTTTTGCTGCTGCTCCTATTAAATCACGAACAGTACCTTCCATAGCATCTGTAATTTTCTGCATACCACAAGTTGCACCATCAAATGCACTTTGCATGGGACTTATCATTGGCCCCTGTATTCCTTTAATTATTGAAACTGCTGCAGGAACAGGTAAAGGTTTAGGTGTTAAAGCCATCCACTGATCATGCACCTTTTTCAATCCACTCTTAAATTCTGACTCCATCTTATCATTCAATGCACCCGTCATTTTATTAGTCATACTAGTCATACTACGGGAAACTAATGAAGATACATTCTTAATTTCCTGAGACATATTTAATGTTTGATTTCCTGCTGCAGTAATCTTATCGAAGAAATTACTAACAGAGTTCTGTACCTCACTCATAGCAGAATCACCACAAGGACTTGCTTGTGTAATAGTCTTTCCAATAGCATCACTATCAGATTTAGTACATTCTTTTAATGCTCTAATAAACTTATTTCTTTTCTCTTTTGCTTCATCAGTAAGTGAACTTATAGGTTTGGGAATTACACCCTCAAAGTCTGCAGGAAATTTATCTTTATATGATTTAATCATACCCTGCAATTGTTGACTCGCAGGATTAGCCTCTATCAATTCCTTTACGGTATCTCTTGTTAAAGCATCTAATTTATCTGGTGCTGGTGTCTTCATAGGTATTTTCTCGTATCAGTATTTATCACTCATCAAGTGTAAAGTTCACTGCATCGGTAACTTGTGCTTGTACTGAACTCACTGCATCGGTAAGTTGTCCTTGTGCTGAATCTATTGCATCGGTAATTTCAGAAGTAGGAAAGTCAGGAATACTACCTACCTGATTCTTGAGGGCATCCAATCCAGATTTTTTCATAGCTTCAAGAGGACTGGTTCTATTTGATTTATCACTATCTACTCTAGCAGAAGGTGTGCATATAGGTTCGGTTTCACTAAATTCAGAATTCCCAGTTAAATTCTCTGGTGAATTATTACCTACAAATCCAGTCTTAATATCAAATCTTCCTTTTCCATATTTAACACCTTTAGTTCTTCCTAAAACATTAGTGATAACAGGATTTTGTTTCCTATCACCATCCATGAATTTACCCATAACAACATCACCTTGTGATAAGGCAGGTGTTTTCTTTCTACCTCCAGCACCCGTTCCATCAGATACTCCAAGAGCTACCATTGCATAAATGATATCGGTATCTTTTACAGTTGTATCACTGGGATGATTACCCATTATAGCAACTCTATGTCTATAACCAACACCTTCATCACCATTTTGTTGTTCTTTTTGAGATTCATATGGAAGAATAATACCAAGAAATTCATTGGTACCAGTTCCATAGACATCCATATCAGAAGAATTTTGCATTTAATTCACCTCCTTACTTGTCCCTAGTTTGTGCGGTAACTTCCGATCTACCCTTAGAAAAATGCAATCCATAAGAGTCTCTTATTAAATTCATAGAAGTAACAGATTTTTCAGATTCAAAGAAATGACATAATGATTGTATTATATAACGACCACTTGATTTTTGATCAGGGCCTTGTTCCTTCTTACTACTTATATTCTCAATTTCAAGTTTGATTGATTCTCCTGCTTCTAAATCAGTATTACATGGAACAACAATAGAATATTTTTGAGAGAATAATATATTATATCTTGTAGCCCCAGCAGCATAATATAATTCAGGACTATTATTAGGATCTACATTAGTATCTGCACCACCAATATTCATTACAGCAGTCGATACTCTATGGAATTTTGCACCTCCTTTAAACTGTTCATCAAGAAGTTTAGGAAGATCAGGTTTCTTACCTAAAGTACTAAATTTAGGATCTTTATATAATTTTCCATCCTCAACAGTAATATCAATCTCAGTAAATTGATAATTTGCTGGATTAAAAAATACATTCTTACTTGCATAAACACCAGATCTAATTTGACTGGTAAGATTTTGATCTTTACTTACTACTAATGCTGATACTTTAAAGTTATTCCTATCATCATCATTCTGTTCTACTCCTTTATTTTGGGAATTATAGAAATAATGATGTGTTTTATCATTTGGTTCTGCATTAATTAAACTATCCAATGAAACATATTTAAATCCACTCTTTGTTTCATATGCAAAATATCCAGGATTAGCAGTATTCTGTGGTATTGTTTGCTTTGCAAGCATAGAAATTAAATCAAATGGTCTCTTAGTCATTCCAGCAAATGTATAAGTATTGCTAGATTCTGTAACTTCTAATCTATCTTTAGGTATTGTCAAACTATCTTTGCATATTGCAGCAACAGATTCTGAAATATTACCTTTATAACATGATGTAACTCTTTTAGTATTATTCAATATTCCAATTCTAGACATGAATCTTATTTGAACAATTTCACTATTTGCACTTTTATCTAATATTTGAACCTCATTAATATACAATATTCTATGAGGATCACTTTTAACAGCATAATCTATACCTTTACCAATATCTGTTTTAACTCTCAGTAAAAGTTCACAACCAGCTTCAAGTGGAAGAAATGTATGTAAGGAACCTGTTGTTGATTCATCTCCTTTTTTAGCAGCTGAATCTGTAGTACTAACAATAGTAGCAACACCAGTTACATGTGGTGATAATACATTTTCATAATAATATAAATTAGCAACTCTACTTCCTCCCGCAAAAGGCCCATCTAAAAGATCTACCTCATTCTTACCATCAGCAGACTTAATTTTAAATATTTCATATTTTGATGCTTGTACAGCCATTATGGTATCCGTGCCTCGTTTGATGTACCACCAGCTAATGCTGGTTCTGGTCTTTCAGTAGTTCCTCCTCCACCACCTTGAGCAGAAGAACTACCTACAACTTTTTCTACTTCTATAGGAATCACTATAGTTTCCACATCTCCATCAGTATTACCTTTTAAATCACCTGTGGATCTATTTACTTTATGTATTACACTTCTAGCAGCAGCATCTATATTTTTACTTACATCATCATCAGATTGTGTAATATTATTCTTTGCATCACCTTGACCTGCATTCTTTACAATTTTTTCAGGATCTATACCAATTAAATTATCTAATACTGGATTAGTTTCCTCACCTTCTGCAGGATCTTCAGCAAGAGAACCTTCTGCCTCCATTGCTGCTTCATCCTCTAATAATTCTCTCTGTTCAGCACTTGTATCTTCAATTCCTCCTTTAAAATTCATAGGAGTAATCGCTCCATCTGGTTTAGGTTGAGCATCACTTGATTCTTCTTGTCCTTCTTCAAGATCTGGTATGCTATCAATTTCTTTTTCAATACCATCCTTTGCACCTTCCAATGCAGCTACATTTTTTTCTGCCTGTTTTGGTTTCCAAAGTTGAGAAACCCAACCACCAAATTTCCACAATGCTTTCGCAATCGTACTTATTACTTTCCATGTAATCTTTAGAAAAGGTTCTATTTTCTCATATGCCGATTTTAAGGAATTAATAATTTGTGGTAACTTATCAACAACAAATCCCATTAAAAGATATCCAAAGAAGTTCATTATTCTATCTTTGATGGACATTACCATACCACCAACATTACCAAGAACACTTCTTATAGGGCCTTTCTTACTTTCAGTTGCTTCAACATCCTTTTCAGCAGCTGCTCTTTCTGCCTGTAATCTTTGCTTACGGACAAGAATTTTCTTCCTATCACCTAACTTTTCAAGTTGTTTACTCTTCTCAGTTAACACACTTCTAAGATTAACAGCAGTAATCTTTAATTTTTTTACTTCTTGTTTCGTGCTCATCTATGCAAATATCCCCAACTGCTCTTTAGTATGTTCAATGTAATAATTACTATTATCCTCTGAATCAACAATAGGTACAGTATCTTCTTCACCACCTAATGCACCACCACCACTTTTTGCTTTAGCTTGATCAGCAACTGTTATAGGATCCATAACCGTAGTTCCACCTTTATCAGGCCCTTTAAGATTTCCTTTTGACAACCCACTCTTATCAAAGTTAAGTCCTTTCTCCTTATTAGCTATTGTATCTACTACTTTTGAATAATCACCCATTGCATCTTTTACGTCTGCACCTTCTTTATCAGCACCAGCCTCCATTTTACTATCTCTTACCATCATACCAGCATCAATAGCAAGTGAAAGACCAGTTCCAACACCAGGAATCATAGACGCAGCACCAGAAGCCATTTCACCTAAAGCACCTTTCCAATCTGGTGGTTTGGACATTAATCTACTCACAGCAAATGCAGCACCTAAACCCAATCCAACAATAGGAATTTTCTTGAGGAGTGATTTAGCTCCTCCTTTACCCAGTTTCTTTATTAGACCCTTACCACCACTCTTTAATAGTTTACCAGTACCTTTCCCTAGTGCTTTAGCACCTTTAGCAACACCACCAAGTGCAGCCTTTCCACCTTTTATTACATTCTTCCCTAACTTCATTACCTTACCTACACCAGGGATACCCTTAGCAAAGGCCTTAATACCCTTAATAATACCTTGTACTGTAGCCTTCGCCTTTTTAAGCATCTTTGGAAGAGTTCTCTTCATAAAGACTCTACCAATTCTTCTAGCTCTATCCAGTCCTTTAAAAACACCAGCAGCAAACCTAGCAAACTGTCTAATTTTCTTAACCACTTTGAATATAAGAACTCCACCTACAAGGGCTCCTAATCCAATTAAAAGTTTCTTACCATGATTTTGTAAGAATTTAAAGAACTTTGTAACTCCTTCGGGATTATTACCTAACCATGTTATTGCTTTATCTGCTAAGAATCCTGCTGCTAAATTACCAAAAAATCCTATAACTTTATCAAGTATATTCTGTGCTGGTTTTGCTACCACATCAAGTGATTTACCTAAAGTAGAACCAATTTTCTTAACAGCTTCTATTCCTGCCTCTGCACCACTTCTCTTCTTTCTATCTGCAGTTCCTCTTAAAGTTGCTACTGCATCTTCCTCTTGTGTAATTCTATTTGCAAAATCTGCTGATAATGCATTACCAATATCTTCAAGTACAGAAGCAGCTTCTGCTATCTCCTCACCAGGTTCATTTTTCTTTTTTAATTGAAGTATATTTTTAATTTTAGTAATCTTTGACTCATTAGCACTAATTCTTTTTTCTAAAGCGTCTGTAACATCACTACCACTACCACTTAAATTAAGTTTTTCTGCATCAAGAGTACCCTCACCCTCACTAACAGGATCAAGACCAGTTGTAAGAGGACTTGATTTTTTAAAGACTTCACCACTTATTTTACTCTTCTTAAATTCTGCCTTTCTATCACCAGCAGAAAGATACTCACCCTTTTTTGTAGTACCAGAACTCCATATAGGTTCTTTACTTACAGTTTTTTTACCAGTAGCACCTCGTCTACCTCGTGCTCCTGCACCACCACCAGAACTAGAAAATTTAGCACCACCAGAACTAGAGGAACCAATTTTTTTAGCTCCACCTGAGACTATTGCTCCACCTTTTTTTCCTGCTGGTAATAGTGCAACCATTTTATTTTACCTTCCTCCTTTTTGCTGATGCTTTAGGTTTTCTTCTTCAATATACTGCTGGAGAAGTGAAACATAAATTTCTCTTTCCCACGGAATCATATTTTCTAACTCCGTTAAGCTATATTTATGATGTTGCATGAGGGCAAAATTTGTCCGATAGAAATTCTCTAGACTCTCAT